TGACTCCTCGTTCGATCCCTATCATGGAAGCAGATGGTAAGCGCAGCTATCAACTCATTAATCATCCCGAATCTGAACAATCGATTGATATGAAATACGATCCTAATGGACTTCAATGTAAAGTTGAGGCTGGTATAAGCTCTGCTGTACAAAAACAAGTAGCTCTAGACCAGATAATCCGAATGATGCAATCAAGCGAGGTCTTTGCAGCATTTATAAATAGAGATGGATTGGAAATTATTATAGATAACTTAGATATTCGTGGTGTTGATACACTAAAGGCACAGGCTGCTAAGTTTATGCAAGAACTAAAACAGAAAGAAGAACAAGCAGCTCAGCAAGGACCGCAGCAGGATCCAATGGTTGAAATCCAGCAGCAACAGGTACAGGCTTATCACGAAATTGAAATGTCTAAGGTTCAACAGCAACAAATGAAGATCCAAGGAGATTTAGCGATACAAGCTGCCAAAGTGAGCAACGAGAAACAAGCTTTGGAAATAAAATACATGGAAGTCATGGCAAAACTGGGTATGGAAAATAAACGAATTATAATGGAAGAAGAAAAAACAGCAAGTTCAGATTCTCGGCATGCTGTAGAAAGCGCAATTAAAATAGCTGAGCATATGAGGGGTGAATAAGATGAGCGCAAATATCGGGGCATTTATTGGAGGTATTGTGGTCCTTTTATTGGTCTCAGGATACGTTATTATCGCTATGCATAACGAAGGAGAATAAAAACAAACGTTCCTTATCACTGGACTAGTCTTTATGTGTTTTCTATGTATATTTGTAGCAATTATATTTGCGAGGGGTAAAGCCTAATAAAAAAAAGGAGAAATATTATGGATAGTATTTGTCTTATAATGCTTATTTGTCTTTTGTTAACAGCATTTGTGTTTATAGCTATGGTTGTGTATGAAAAAGGTTGTATATTAAGCGAAATAAAGAAAGATTTAAAAAGAAGGGCGTCAGGAGCTATAGCGTCTGACTAGGGAAATAAAATAATGCAATTCAGATTAATAGAAAATGGTGTTGGTAATTATATTATCCAACAACGCCGCGATGATGCTATAGATGAGAAAGATTGGGCAAGTCACTATGATTGTGGTTTGGATTTAAATATCGCACATAAGAAATTGGCTGCTGTTAGAGAGAAAGACGTAGAGCAGAAGAAAAAGATTAAGATTGTAAGGGTGATTGCATAAGGAGAAAAACAAAATGCCCTTTTGTGATGAAGGTCAAACCCAGTTAGATAATTGGGATAAAGAAACAGCAACAGCTATAACAACGCTTTATTTAGGGCTATCGTCTAATTTGAGCGATATATGTGAATCATTAAACGAGAACAACTCTATATTAAAAGATATTTATTTTGAGATAATGAAGAAAGGAGAATTAAAATGGCAAAGTTAACTTATCAAGCTAGAAAAAAATTACCTAAGAGTAAATTTGCTGAACCAGCAAAAAAAGCATACCCAATTGAGAATAAAGCCCACGCAAGAAACGCACTTGCTAGAGTTTCAATGTCTGAACACAAAGGTAATATATCTGCATCTATGGCAGCTAAGGTAAGAACTAAGGCAAGAAAAGTTCTTAAATCTCCAAAAAAAGGATAAACCATGTTTAAACTATTTAAAAAAGCTATAGAAAGAGATCTAGCACCAAAAAAAATCGAGTCAATGCAACTTCCAATAACTTTTTACTTTAAATATTCTGGCGAACCTAAACCAAAAAAGCAAAAGATCGAGATATTTATAAAGAACGAGAGAAGGAATAGCATTTAGAATAAATTAAGTTTGCGAATGGCGAATTTTGATAAGACTCGCCACTCGCAGTACAATCACTCTAGCGGAGTAAATTGTTATGTCAATTTTAATATCAGATCCAACTAAAAAGCAAGAGAAAATATCAAAAAAGCTGCCATCTCATGAAAGATGTCTTAAAGATAAAAATCATCCATATATCAAACTAAATACTGATTTTGTGTGTGTGACTACTATGAGTGGGTTAGCTAAAGCTATTTTATTATATGCCATGACACGTCCAAAGGCGTAGAACACGTTGTTTTGTATCATCCATGAATTTAATCCTTTTTGAACAGCTTTGACTTGTATAGGATTGCACAGGAGAAAATAAAGCGAAAATTCTTATATCTAAGAAAAACCCTTATAAATCAACAAGAAGCGAAAGTTAATTATGATTGCTTAAAGAAGGCGAAAAGAAATTCGCCTGCCTAGATAAAAACAGCCTAGTAACTTAAAAATTTATTTTCTTCCATAACTGATTTATCATTGCATTTAAAATACATTGTAATTACACTATAAGTACTAAGTATTTATCATAATTAGGCACACCGACCTATCGGGAAATTAATAGGTGAAACTTCTAAGTTGGTTGAAGGACTACCGTCACGGGGCAAAAGTGGATTTGATAACTGATAAAAATGTTGAAGCAAACGCACCAGCTCAGGCTCAAAGCGAAGGCTTAAGTCAACAGCAGGTCAATGACATTGTTAAACGGGAAAAAACGCAAGCAGCAGAGCGGACCCGTCGAGAAATGGAAGCACAGCACCAAGGTGAGCTCGAAAGAGTTAGGGCTGAGGCTGGTAACCAATCTGGTAATCAGATTGATCCTGAGGCTATGAAGCGGGAAATCTACGACCAGTTTATGAATGATTTGAAGTATCATCGTGACGAATTAGCAAAGCAGGAAGAAGAGAAGCACTTACGAGGTCTAGCTGACCAATACCATCTAAAGATGGGAAAAGGATCACAGTTGTTTGACGACTTTGAACAAGTAATGGGCGACTTTAAACCTGCGGAGTTTAGTAACACGGCAATGCTCGCGGCTCAAATGGAAAATACGCCAGAAATTATGTATGAGCTGGCTAATAATCCAGGAAAGCTTGCTGAGATAGAAGCATTAGCGGAGAAAAGTCCTACTATGGCTAAAAAGCAATTGGATAGGTTGGCTAAATCTATTGAATCAAATCTTTCTGCTAAACAAAACAATGTCAATGCTCCTCCACCATTATCACAAGTTAAATCTTCATCGGTTGGCGTTGATAGCAATAAAATGTCACTGAAAGATCTTAAAGGCGCGGCTTGGCTACGCGGATAAACTTTAAGTAACATCATCTATCTTCGCCTGGATTTTTATTCCATACGGAGATTTTTATAATGACAAATACTACAGCTAATAACATTCTGCAACAGGTGCAGACTTATCAATTAGCACACTTAGCGTTTTTGCAAAATCATAACTGCTTTGTGTCTACAGCAAATACTAAATTCAAAGATTTTGAAAAATTGGTAGGAAACTTAGGTGATACTGTTACCTTTGATAAACCACCAAGAATGACATCAACTAATTCATTAGTTGCAAACTTCCAAGCAGCAGATCAAAGAGTACAAACATTAGTTTGTGACCAACCTGTTTCTGTTTCTTATGCATTCAGCTCTAACCAATTTATTTTCAATGTAGAAAATTATATGGCAGAGTTTGGCAAGGCAGCAGTTGAAGAATTGAGCGCACAAGTTGAAGCAACCGTTGCTCAAAACTGTGTAACCAATACTTATCGTTTCTATGGAGACGGCGTTAATCCAATTAACAGCTTTACTCAATTAGCAAATGCATTAGCTTTATTCAGAAACTATGGTTCTGCAAAAGGCGAAGCCAAATGCTATATAGCTGATACTGTAACTCCAAATATTATTGGATCTGGTCAAAACCAATTCACCTTAGATCGTGGTAATAGAACTGCTCATAGTTGGGAATTGGGAACATTTAAAAATAGTGAATGGTATGAATCAAATCTGTTACCAGTTCATACCTCAGGTACTGAGGGTGTACAAGGAACTACATTGACTGTTGTAAGCGTAACTTATAATGGTCCACAAGGTTCTATTGATACTATTACCTTTAGTGGAACTCATGGAGCAAGCGATACAGCATCCATCGCTCAATATGATAAATTCCAATTTCAAGATGGTGTTGCTGGACAAACTAATGTAAGATTCTTAACCTTTATTGGGCACAAACCAAGCGCAAACCCTGTTCAGTTCCAAGCAACTGCAGCAGCAGGAAGCACAGGCGGAAGCCAAGTAACAGTAACTATTAATCCTACTTTACAAGTAGCTGCAACCAACAACCAAAACATTACCACCCCAATTGTTGCGGGTATGCAATGTAAGGTTCTACCATCACATAGAGCTGGTTTGATTTGTGCAGGGGATCCATTGTTCTTAGCAATGCCAAGATTGCCTGATCAATCACCATTCTATACGGGTAATGAAACAGATCCAGATACTGGCGTTTCAACTCGTCTATATTATGGGGCACTTTTTGGTCAAAACCAAATGGGAATGGTCCACGATACACTGTTCGGAAGTACATTAGTTGACGAATACTCGATGAGTTTAATTTTTCCACTTTAGACTATAAATTAAGTGGTTTGCTTCCCTCCTTTGTCTTAGGAATGGTACATAACCATTATCTAAGGCTTAGGGGGAAAACAAAGTGACTGGTTTTTAAATTGATTTAAGGAGATTTATAATGGCTCTTATTCCTAATTATCCAATGGTCAACCTAGGGGACTTATATGTTCAAGGTGGACGTATGGCGTATGTTACTGGCGCAACCCATACATTTACTGTAACGGCTGGGCAGTTTCGCGATCAATCAAATACTAATGACATAATATTAACTGCAACAACTCCAAGTTTGCTTGTTTCAGGGCTAAATGGTATTGATACAGGCTCGGTAGCAGCAAGTACTGTATATTATGTATATGCAGTTGGTAGTTCAGTATATGGCGCAAATGATGGTCAAGA